TATTGAACATCATGTTCGCAATAACTTGTTTTACTTCTTGTGGATATCCGTCCCACGCATCGTGTAATTTTTTACAATCTTCGACTACGGTTTCTACATCTTTGGCAAAGCATGATACAACTCTATCCTCTGAGACATCAGTACCGACCGGAAGCCCAAATTCTGGGTCTCCTTCCAGTACCAAGTGTCCAATCCCAAATGTAGCATAACCGAGATGATCATGATAAATTTCATTTACCTGTCCCTCGTCTATAATTAATTGTTCTCTTAACTGATTTACATCAATCACTGTTTCTTCCTCTTTTTTCCAAAACATTATTTCTCCTGTGTTATTTATTAGAATATATTATTAGCAACGGCTATTATATCGGCCTTTAAATATATAGTATATGTGGGCTGTCCGCTTTTTTCAAATATAAATCTAAACGCTGGGTTATAATCACCTTTAGAAGAATATATGTTGTTGGCGGGTACTGTAACAGCACTAGTGGTCGCCTGAGCCCTAATATTTGTTGGATATTGACCGTTTGTGTTTTGAGTCGATGTTTGAGTTGGAAGTGCAGCAGTGCCGCTATGTGTATAAGTATCCCCACTTTGGGTAAAAGATCCTAGGCCGACGCCCGCAACCGTAAAGGTATTAGAACCGAGAGAACCTGGTCCTTCGTTTTTATCTACTTCCACTCTTACTGTATATCCACTTGCAACGGGACCAAATTCTATCCCAGGCTCTGGAACTCCAGTATTACCGTTATCGGCCAAAGTAGTAAGAGTTCCTGAATTATTAGCCCACTTTCTATAGCTATCAAAAGCTGAGTTATAAACAATTGTTGGAATCGCTGTTATTGCAATATTTCCATTTGATCTGTAATACGGATAAAATAAAGCAGATGCTGTTCCTTGTTGCTGAGCGGACGAATTGTCAAAAATTTCACCAGTACCTTTGGCTGAAATAGCGTAGGATGGCTCTGCAGAATTACTACCCCTCATATTAAATGTAAAGGTTACGTTACTCCAACCATGAAACTCTGATACTGAATACGGTGCTGTTCCATTCGGAGTTCCGGTAATATCTACTCCTTGATAATCGTTTGTACCATTTACTGATAATCCTTTAAGACTTACATTGGTTCTTGCAGTAGTAGATCCTTGTTTTTCATCAAGAATATCTTTTAACGATATCTGATTCGGTGAACTTGGTAGTGCCATTACTTAATTATCTCCGTAATTAAATCCTCGAATTGTTCTATCTTCTCGACTCTGTTAGGCCATAGAATATATTCCTTTTCAGGATTCTTTTTTAAATTTGTTAAAAGGGGAAGTATAGAGTTATAAAGCCTATTCAGTTTATCCTCTAATTCTTGTGCGGTTGCTGAAGCTGTTGATGCCTCAGTCTTTACTGATTGTACGGCCTCAAGCTCATTTTCATCAACGGCTGTAAAACCAAAATCGAAATCTAATAAATTACTCATATAATTCTCCTGTACTGTTATTTATACAAGTAAGAATGCTAGAGTGACACTTTAATTTTCAAAAAACTAAAGTGTTTTATTCTTCTTCTTCAGATTGTTGCTTTATCTTTTTGATAAGCTCGATCAATTCTTCAATAGTTGAAATGTCAGTTTTATTTTCTGTGTCTATTTCAACGTTAATATTTACTTTCATAGTCCAATTAATGCCCAGCCATGATTAGCTATTGCATTTAAAATAATAAACAAACACGTCGTCATATGTGTAAACCACCAAAATGTTCTTATAGCAGCAATAGTGTTTGCTTGTTTATCAGTCTCTCCGACTTTTTCTCCAAGGCTTTTAGCCCATATTCTCCACCATTTATGCATGGCCACGTCTAACTAATTCGTTACGAATTTTTTGTTTCTTTTTCTTTGGAGTATTGTTATTCTCCAATGATGCTTTTAGTTCTTCTAACGGAGTAGATTTCATGTAAAAGTTTTGTACATTTCCTTTTCGGTCTTTTTGACTCTCTTTGAATTTTACGGGCATTATATTTCTCCAGTTATATGGTTATATATATGCTTCCATTTCCAAAATCTTGGAATATGTCCTTCGTAAAATGCATTGTGGTCATGAGCAACAATAATTGGATCTAGTCCAAAGTCTTTGCCTGTTTCTGCATTAACTGGTTTATCTTCAATCCAATAACAACCAGTTCCTTCGTACTTTTTAAGCTCTTCGTCTTTATCAGCACCGCAAGGTAGGAATATAAAGTCATCCCATATTTCCTTACCAAACAACAATTCTAAATTCTGAATTCTTAATTTTTGTGCATACCTATTCGTAGACAAAGATGTAATACAATGGAACTTATATCCATGAAGCATGTTTAGTCTTTTCATATAATAAACTGCATCTCTCAATGGTGGTAAGAATGCAATAGCAGCTGAATCATTAAACTCAGCAACAAACTTTTTACCAGCTTCAGGAACTAGATTGAACCTTTTAGCAACATTGTACTGTGAAGCTTCATGTGTTGGAAAACCTTTATGGTTCATATATTGAGTGAATGAATATTCCCAGTCACACAACACTCCGTCGCAATCTACTAAAATTATGTTATCTTTCATATCGCTTTTCATTAGTGAAATACCCTCCTTACTCCATCAATTACTAAGTAATCGATGTGCATATTATTCCTAGGATCCATAAAACCTTGATCCATAAGCTTTTCGCAGAGTTTATCCCACGCATTATCCTCTTTTGAGATGGCTAGATTTACTAGCTCTTTACTGTTTAATGGGATTTCAATTACAGCTAATACAGGATTTTGTACCGGCCTTCCCACAATTTTATTTTCCATAATAACTCCTTTATCAATTTATAGTGCCATTATAACACACAATAAAGGATTTGTACATACTTTTTTTAAAATTATTTAAAATATTTTTCTAACATTTCAAACTTATCAACATACTCTGCCATCATACCTAGCTCTTTCTCAAGAGTTTCCATTTGATCTGAATGTTCACCAACTGACACTTGATTGCTTAAAATAATCTCTGCGTTCATTTGATGCTTTGCAGCTTGTGCCTGCATATAGTCCATAGATGTCTTTACCATCTGATCTCTAAAGTTTTTCATATTATCTCCCAAATAATTTTCTACGTTTATATTCTGCTATTGTATCTAATAGCTTTGTTGTCCAGTTATCACGGTGCTCAATAAATACTTGAGCTCCTTGATCACCTGCGATTAAGGTTACCAATTGAGTAATAGGCATACCAGTTCTTTCTTCCCACATAATTGCATATGCAGTTTCTTGAGTGAAGTAACCTTCGCAATACTCTTTCTTCTTAGGTTTTGCTGAGGTTTTATAATCGATGATAGATGGTTTACCATTCCATACACCAACACAATCCACTCTTCCTGCTACACCTAAATGCTCAGAATAAAGAGCAGCTTCTTGAGCGTAAACCGTTGTAAGATTCTTATCAAGAATATCTTTTACTTCCATAAAGTTCGACTTAACAACAAGATTAGCATCTTGCAAATAGTCTTCTTCATTATCGACATATCTTTCTAAGACTTCATGAACCGCTGTTCCACGTGTTGAAGCTCGATGAGAAACTCTATTGGCTTCTTCATCCCCGACGCGTGCTCTCCATCTTTGTATAGCTTCTTCGCTTAAGATTGAAAGTACTGTTGTAATAGAAGGATACTTAACACCATTAGGGGCGGCATATTTTCTGCCAGTATCAGTAGTGTTTGCCACCATGTCATCGTAACCGAGATCAATTGATTCATGTTTAAAGTTTCCCATTTTCATATAATTCCTTTGTCATAATAAAGTCTCTCACAAATCCGCTTCGAACAATGTCTTCCCATTTAAATTCGATGTGATCAAAAGAGTTCATGTTCTGGATAATATTAATAAATTCTTTAATACCATCCTGATCACCCTTTCGAGTGAAGTCTGATTGATAATAATCTCCAGACATAATAAATCTACAGTCTTCTCCAAGACGTGTAATTACAGAGCATAGCTCATGATAGTTACAATTTTGTGACTCATCGACTATTACTATAGCATTTTTAACTGTGATTCCTCTTATAAATGAAGTTGTTAAAAACTCTATAGTTTTTCCGCCAGTCAGTTTTGTCCACGCTTCTTGATCTAAAAACAAATCATTAACAATTGCTTTATAAGGCGCAGTGTATGCATCTTCCTTTTCTTCTTGAGTTCCTGGTAGAAATCCCATATCTCTTGTAGGAACCGCAGATCTTACAATGATTACTTTTTCATAATCTTTATTAAGTACTGCTTCTAACGCAAGATAAAGTGATATAAATGTTTTACCAGTTCCTGCTGAACCATCTAAACATAAATGGTTACCGGATGCAAAAGAATCAAAAGCTAGTTTTTGATTTGCCGTTAATGGCTCTAGCTTTGTCAAATGTTCTAGTTTTAAACGTAATGGTCTTTTATTCATTTTGTATTAATGTTATCCCTTAGCGATGGAGGCAAACCTTTTTTAATTTTTTGCTGTACTTCTTTCCAGCCGTCACCAGCCTTTCTTCCTACAGATCCAGATACCTCACCAATAATTTTGGGGGCTCCAACTACTTGCTCGATGTTTGGATCTTTTACATATTCTTGCATATCAGCGATGGACATCATTTTAGTCTCTACTTCGCCTGTTTCTAAATTTTTAAAATCATACAATGGCATTAAACCACTCCGGTTGTTTACGTTTGGTCCAAACCATTTTGAACCTATCTTGTTTTGTTTGGTAAAAGTTTTGATAAGACTTAACCGCATCAGTCCCGCCTAATCCGTGCACAACGCATTCTGGATTTGAACTCATAGCTAACTTAAATGGAGTTCTTCCATTTGTTCGTGCAATATTATTTGGTAGATTTTTAAGTATTTCTCTTAGCTTTGTGTCTGTTGCATGTGTCTTATTGTATCTATAAGAGTATTCATCGCATAGTGCAATAAAATGATTATAGTGCCATGTGTAGTTACAACAGCTTTCACGCGTCCATACTGTAGATGGATGATTGTAATGACATGCCTTGTATAAGACATCTTCTCTTTCATCATCCAAGTAAAAATACTGTAACATAGAACCAGACTTTGAAGGTCTACGCTCCATAACTCCATCAATCATTCGATGCACAGTCGATAACATTTGCGCAGACTCTACAATCATTTTTACAACATGTTTGTCGCATTGAAGTTGAGCTGCAATTATTGGATCATCATCTAAAACAAAAATATTCATAATGTATATTATACCACACTTTTTGTGAAAAGTAAACCCCTCATTTATGAGGGGTCATTGCTTATTGTAACTTGTTTATTGCCTCCATATCATCTAGGAAATGATTTAAATGCGCAATCTTTTTTTCCATTTTGTAAGCTAGCACATCCTTTCCTTTTTTTATTAACTTTTTCTGATAGTATAGTGCCTCGTTTCTGTCTTTTTTTAGGCGTTCAATTTGAATATAACTCATAAGCAATCTCCGGGTTAAGTGAATTGAAAAAACTATCATGATATAGATTGTATCGTTAGGCTCTCCTATTTTTTTATTAAATCTGGAAATGCAGCTTTAACTAACGTCTTTGTGATATATTTGTAATTAAGATTTTTATCTTTGGCGTCACAAAAAAGCTTTGCATCTTCCGGGTGAATAGATTCGAGTAAGTCAATAAAGACTGTTTCTCTTTTAAATTGATTTAGATTTGGTGAAGCAGCCTTTACAAAGTTTCTAAACTTTGGATATTCGAACCTTAGTTCTCTAAGATCTCCTTCTGTATCGGCTTTCTTAAAAGGTGGCATTCCTTCTGGAAGCGATAACTCAATGGTATCATCTAGCGCGATACGCAAGATATCTTTTAAAGCAGTACAGTCCTGCTCTTTTAAATAATTGACCCTTTTATCTTTGGATCCTAATTTGTTAGCCGTAGCTAATAGTTCTGATATTAATGGTTTAGCCATTATAAAATTCCTCCACACATTCAATCAATAGATTGCATCTTTTTTTAATTAAATAATTTAGTACCTTCATTTTCATAGGCACTTTTTGTTCGTTAAAAGTATTTATAACTTTATTCTGAATAGGTTCTGGTATTTCAGTTAGATCAATAAGAGTTTTATTTCTTTGATAATTTCTATACTCTTCATGACTCATAACTTCTTTTAGTCTGTCGATGTTTTCTGCCCAATGAGAAATCTTTTTCTTTGTCATTGGTGATTGACGTATCTCATCCATGATCGCATTGTCCGGAGATAATACATTTGGAATTCCGTCGCCTTTGTCTCCTTTACATATATGCTCAAAGCAATATGTTCTAGGATTAGGATCAGAGACCATTTTCTTTTGGATAGGTGAGTATTGTTTTACGTTATTAAATTTTTGTAACTGTATAAAGTCTTTGTCCGAAGATACAATCATGACTGGTTCGTGTTGACCAAATTCTTGTGTCTGCAATGCAAGAGTTCCGATAACATCATCGGCCTCGCAACCTTCTAAATGAATAACCTTATATGGCAGGTTTTCTGTAATTTCTTCTCTAACCAAATTTAAAATCCTAAAGATCTCGTTCCAGTCTTGAGATGATTCGTCTCTATTCTTTTTTCTATGAGCCTTATATAAAGGAAAATAATCTTTACGCCATGTATTCATACCGTCGACGCAAATAACCATTTGCCCATATTCATCTCTATACTTTTTATTATACATTCTAATACTATTTAGTATCATATGCCTAATCATATTTTCATCATTCAGTTTTTGCACTATAATATTGCTTAGTGCAATCTGACTATAATCAAGTAAAATCATTCTTTTGTTTCCATTATTTTTTCATAAATCACTTCAAGATAATCATGTAAAAAATGACTTACCCCTCCGTATCTTAAAAGCATTGACGATATCATATTAATGATGACAAACATATCCCTTGATTCAGGCATTATGTTGTCTCTAAAATCGATATCACCAAAAGAACAGTGCTCTTCAGCCAACAGTTCTTCAATCATTAATAATATAATTTGTGATGTTTCTGTACATTCATCAACAAAAAACTCATGTTCAAGTTGTTGATAATCACGTTCTTCTTCAACTTCCTTTAAACGTTCTTTTATTGGAAACTGTATTATATTATCCTTCATATGTATATATTATAACACGACTTTTAACAATTGTACACAGTTATTTTAATAATTTCCTGATGCTAAAACTATTTTGCATATGTGATCCAACCTTTCAACGTGTTCAAACGCTCTCCATGGGGTTTCATCAATCGCCACAACACCGTGGCCTTTAATACCTATAACATCAAAAAAGCAGGTTCCATCTTCTTGTAAACCTAATCTTTTAAACGTTTCATCTGCTAATTCTTGGCTTATTGGTGGAACATCTGGAACATTTTCTGCAACCCTTGAGTATCTACCAAGTTCTGGAAATAATTGTACCAGATTATTTAATTGAATTCCAGCATGCATCGCTGCTACAATATAAGTCGGATGTGTATGTAACACTACTCGAGTATCTGTTGGAATGTTTTTTTGTAAGCCCCAGTGTAAAGGCAATTCACCTGTAGCTTTTAGGCCGGATGCGATATCAGTGAAATACATCTCTTCACAATCATCGACTTTTAATTTCTTAAACATGTCGTATTGAATGACAGGTTTTCTAATGCCCGAAGGCGTAACATAGAAGTGATCTCTATCAGCGTGTCGTATAGACACATTACCATCTCTTGTACTTATCATACCTTTATCGTATGAATGCTTCATCACTTCACATATTGTTTCTAACATAATATATCCTATTTAATTTTTTTAATAGCGTTTCCGCCAAGTCGTATCTGAATAATACCATTATAGTAATCATCAGTTAACAACACTTCTCTATCGAATTGCTCTTTAGCTTCCATGTAAGAGCATTCACCTTTTGTTTTACAGAGATGTAATATTTCTCTATAAAATACCTCTGGGCCCATCTTTTCAACATCTTCGTTTAAATGTTTATTTGAACCGTAGTATGTTTTCCAATCAGACTCAACCAGCGTTTTCTTCCGACGCTTCCGAGTCTTTGTTATCGGCAGTGTTTTCTGACTCCAGAAAAACTTCTTCCCGATATATTTTCGGCCGGTTGCTCGATTCGTTATCATGTACACAAAGCCATACGCGTCTTTGTGATTGAACTCTTCTGGCATTTGCCATTCTTTGCCTTGATAGTGCCACGTCATACCCTTATTCGTTAAAATCTAGTTCTTCTAGATCTTCGTCCTGTTTCTCACCACACATGGGACAAAATAAAACTATTTCGTCGTCTTCGTGCCCTATTATACTTTTGTTATAACAATAATCACAATTGACGACTGTTCGTTTCATATTTTATCCTAGTAATTGTTTTAAGTTATCGTACCCACCAATCTTTTCTTCGTTAACTATAATCTGAGGAAACGTCCTTGCAGTCGGAAATGTTTCAAGCATTTCATTTCTATCAAAATCTATTCCATAATGTTTATAGCTAAACTTTAGTCCTTTCTGTTCACATAAGTTTTTGGCCATTGTGCAAAACGGGCATGGCTCTTTACCCCAAATTTCTATATTCACTTTAATATTTCTCCTATAATATACATACATCCCAACATAAATCCTAATAGACTTACTTGTAAAATAGATATACCAATAATTAGTTTGCCTTGAATATCAGACCAATACTTTAATTCGCCATTAATCCAACCATTCTGTTCTTCTGGGGTTGCATCTCTTGGAATATCAAATCTCAATTCTAATTGTTGTGACATTATAAACTCAATCCCGCAAATGCATTACTATCTATATCTTGCTTTACTCCGCCAATTACATATGAACTAATTTCAGTTTCTTGAGGAGCAACTTGTACATTACCTCCGCCAATCCATTTTTCAGTCCATGGCAATGGATTTGCTTGTGGAGTTATATAAGGGCAAGGTAATCCAATTGCTCTCATCCTTTTACAACCAATCCATTCAATATAATCACTTAGTATCTTTTCATTGAGTCCGATCATTGATCCATTCTTAAATAGATATTTAGCCCAATCTTTTTCCTGATTAATTACTTCTTCATACAGCTTAATAGATTCAGGCTCAAGCTCTTTTGCAATCTTTTCAAAGTCTTTATCTTCTTTCTTTAGAAGTTTTAGCATAGTAGTAGTTGAAGCTAGGTGTACATTCTCATCTCGAGCAATTAACTTAATAATCTTTGCATTACCTTCCATCTTTTTAAGTTCAGCAAATGCCCATGAACATGCAAATGACACATAGAATCTTACGCCTTCTAATGCATTAGCACTCATCATAGCCATCCAAATTGCTCGCTTGTGATCCATTTTATTTGTTGGACCGTGATTCGCATCAATCAAATCATCATAGTATTTACCAATAGACTTACCGCAATCCATAATATTCTTTTGTGATAATAAATCATCAAATACAAATGATGGATCTGGATAGATATTACGAATAATATGTGTGTATGATCTACTATGAATAGTCTCAGAAAATGACCAGGTTTCAATCCAGTTCTCTACTTCAGGTAATGACACGATAGGTAAGAACGCTAAGTTGGGCGCTCGGCCTTGAACACTATCAAGTAGAATTTGCCTTTTTAAATTGCTGGTAAAAATGTGTTGCTCATTCTCTGTAAGAGCGTTGAAATCTTTTTTGTCTTTTGATACATCAACTTCTTCAGGTCTCCAAAAGAAGCCTAGTTGTTTGTCTGTGATCTTATCCATCTGTGGATATTTTACTTCATCATATCTTTGAATATCAACCGCCTCATCCAGAAACATATTCTTTAGTAAGTGCGATTTTTTATTCTTCTTCAATACTGCCATTCAATTTTCCTTTTTTTCGAAATCGTTTATTATAACCCTTTTTGATGCTTTTTGCAACACCTGGTTTTGTTAGATAACAATACCATTTACGTGCAGATGTTAAAGCATCCCATTCTGCCCCACCTTTTAGAGGGATTCTTTCTTTTTTCATATCTTACATGATTCACAATCATCTTCGTCCTCGTATTGTGAACTCTCTCCGTCATATGCGTGATGTGTTGCTTCATCGGTCATCTCTCCAGCACCATCAAAAGTGTTGAAGTAGTATAATTGCTTTAACCCGTATTTGTAAGCTGTTACTAGATCTGTTAACATTACAGACATTGGAATCTTATTATCCTCATAATGTTCAGGATTATAAGAGGTATTTACACTGATCCCTTGATCAATGTATTTCTGTAAGATACCACAAATTTTCAAATATCCGTCTGGAGATTTTTGATCCCACAGAAGATCATATTTGTTTTTTAGATGGTGATAACCAGGAACGACCTGAGCCATAACTCCATCCTTACTTTGTTTGTAACTAACTAATGCTCGAGGTGGTTCAATACCATTCGTGCTATTAGAAATTTGAGCGCTTGTTTCAGCAGGCATTAATGCCATCAGAGTAGAATTGCGAGTTCCCGTTTCTTGGAGCTTTGTTCTAAGTTCGTTCCACGGTAGTCTTTCTTTATGCTCTATTAAATTATCTAGCTCTCGTTTATATGTATCAATTGGGAGAACTCCACCGGCATATTTTGTATGATTTTTTAAATTTATTTCACCTTTTTCTTCAGC